GCAACATTTATTAGAAATGTATATAAAACAGCGCATATTGTTAAACCTGATGACAGTGTTACTGGTTATGGTCCTATTTCTATTAAAATTAAAAACAATTTATTTGCTGAAGCATTAAAGCAACTACTTGCCACAGGCGAAACGGAACTCATTCCAAATACAAATACACTTGCTTATACTATTAAAAGATACACATATAAAGGACTTGGAGAAGGAAATATCTTTAAGATTGTAGTTAATCATTTTAGAAATGATATTGACATGCTTCAACAAATCGCAATGAACAGAGGCACATCAATGGTTACAATGCTCCAGAATTATGATATTGAATTAAAAAAATTGATTTAAAAACATAAAACCATTAAATATAAAATGCCTGATTATAGCAAGGGAAAGATTTATAAATTATGGTCTCCATCTAAAAACTTGGTTTATTATGGTTCTACAACGCAAACTATTTCTCAACGATTACAAGACCATGTAAGAACTCATAAAGTATATAATATTGATAATACTAAAAAATATTGTAGTTCTTATTTTGTATTAGATTGTGAAGATTATAAAATAGAATTGCTGGAAGAATATCCGTGTAATAATAAAACTCAATTATGTAAAAAAGAAGGCGAATATCAAAAAGCAAACGAATGTGTTAATAAAAACATTAATGGAAGAACAGTTCAAGAATGGAATTATGAAAATAGAGAAAAAAGAAAAATACAAAAAAAAGAATATAATGAAAAAAATAAAGAATTAATTAAAGAACAACAAAAAAAATATAATAAAAAAAATGCTGATAAAATTAAAGAACAAACAAAAAAATATTATTATAATAATCGTGATAAAATTATAGAACAACGAAAAAATAAAGCACAATTAAAAAAATCAGTATAAATAACAAAATAATTTTATTGTGTTATTTATATGAGATTGATTGATGTTAAACCTTCAACTGCAAAGGGCAAAAAATATATGGCTATTTTTTGTCCCTGTGACGGTCCTTCAAAATGCAAGGGCAAAAAAGTGCATTTCGGTAGTAGTACTTCGTCTGTGTATCTAGACCACCATGACAAGACGAAGAGAGAAAACTATTTAAAACGGCATTCCAAAAATAATGAAAACTGGAACAATCCAACTTCGGCGGGCGCACTTTCAAGACACTTATTATGGGGTGACAGCACTTCTCTCATGATGAATATAAATGCGTTTAAGAAACGGTTTGCCTGTTAATGGGCGGAAGCATTGTTAAATCAACGAATGCCTTTCTACCACAAGGCGTAGTTCGTGGTGGTTTAGTTTGATGATAATGAATTAATCGTTGTTTATTCATGCGTTCTTTATTTCTTTCATAATATTCTTTCATATATTGTTTACGGAGCTCAGGATCCTTAATCATCTTATATAATAATAACAATAAATATTTAAGTAATATTCACTGTTATTATTCGTCGTCATATGTATTATAATTAACAATAATAGGTTCCTCTGGAGTTTCTAAAAATTGTGGCTTTAATTCATCAAAATCAAAACACCAACAATTTACCATTTTATTTTCAACCCATTTTTTTTGATTAACTATACCTTCATATTTTCGCATTCCTAATCTGGTGCAAAAAGCAATTTTTGTCATAACAAATTGAATGTAATTACGTTTACAAAAATCAAGAAATAATTAATATAATTGATTTGATGAATAATATCGTCTACCCTTAGAAATATAAATAAACTCTTCTAAAAACTCCATAACTGGTTCTTTTTGTGCTTCTTTAAGCATCTCATCATATGTTCCTTTTGGAATATCAGATTCAACTATATGTGGTTTCGTTGGAAACGTCATAAAATAATCATAAATTGCTTTACAACATTCAATGTTAGCAGCGTATAAATTACCTTCAGTAAAATATGCACTATCATTAATTTTAGAATCACTTGTTCTCATTGTAAAATCTCTACGCTTTAATTTAGTTGTTGGGTCGGGGTTGTTGCTGAAACTCATAAACCGATGGCATGACTTCATAACAAACGCAGTTTTGCCCTTTGGCCGAATATTAATAGTTTTATCTGTAATTAAAGCTTTCATTTTATTATTAGAATTATAAGTTCCGCTTTTATCGGCCTCATTAAGAATTACTAAAAATGCCTTTTTCATCATATCATTGAACTTGCCAAAAATGTCTTCTTGAGGGTCAACACACTCCCAGCATCGGTGGCTGCCGCCCATTATTGTTTCAAAAAATCTAACAAATGTTCCCTTGCCAGTTCCTTCTAATCCAACAAAAATTAAATGAATACTTTTGTTTTCAGGATATTGAAACATCTGTGCAATCCACATCTTTACAAAATTACTATGTTCTTTGTTAAAATCAGTCATCACATCAATATGATTTAAAAACCATTGTAAACCAATCTGCGTTTTTTCATTATCAACAGGTGGCATATCTTGAACTGGAAACTTCTCCCACATATTATAAACATGCGAGGGACACAGACTGTCTTTTGGATAACTATCAAATGTATCATATTTTCTTTTTAATGGGTCTTTAAACCAAGTCGTGATAAACTGTGTTTCTTTACCTTCATCATTAATAAAGGTTAGTTCTTCGTGTAACACTTTAAAAGAATGGTCGCTATAAACATTAAAATCATTATGTTTGTCACACACAAACTCATGTCCGACTTTACAATTAGTAAGTTCAAAGTTTGTTTTTAAATCTTCATATCCAGTTCTTTCTTTTGGTTTAAAATTAGGCGGTAATTTAAATAATGTTTGCTGTTCTTTTATAGCAAGTTTAATTGATTTAAATCCTGTATTAATATTAATATATTTATTCATTTCATTTACTGTATATTCATTAATATTGCCATATACCATTAACCCATCAAACATCAAGCTGTGTATTTCTAACTCATTAATAGAACAAAAAGTTCTCATTGATTTTAATATGATTTCTTCGTGTACACATAAAATATGATTAATAAATGAACCTTCAAAGTTTTTATCTTTTTTCGCATATTCTTTTACATACGCATATTCAGGCATTTCAATAAATACTTTTTGAATTAGTTTCATTTCTTTATCATAATTCATAAGAAATGGCGAATTACTTTTTAATTTTTCATTGCTGTTAGTTGATGTTAGTATTTTTATTTTAGCTTCTTCCATTGTGCATTTTTCATCAAAAGCAATATTTGATAAACTGTCTTTTCTGTTATTTACATAATATGTTAAAGATGGACAAATTATAGAATGCAATTCGCATAACTCATATAAAATTGTTGGATGAGCATTAACCATATCAATATCAGTTGTTAGATTTTGGCATAAAAATGCTCTTACTTCTTTATTGATGTTTTGAATTGTGTTTTCGCCAAAGAGTCTTCCATTTGTTCTTTTATGTGCGTAATTATAATTTACATAATCAGTTTTTGCATTAACTTTATGATTTAAATATTTAATCAACTTATCATACTCTTTTTTGGCATCTTGATGTTTACCATTAAAGGTTTTTTTAAAGTCCTCAAGTTTATAATTTTCTAATAAATAACATGCTTCTAATAAATTAATAGTTTCTTTTACTACTATCGCCATATCTACTATATTGTTAGATAATCTTTTATTTTTAAATGGTTTTAGAATATATTTATATTCTAATACCCGCCAACGACAGTTCGGATGATGGATGACTACTACCTACCTACTCCCCCTACACCGTTGTTTTGGTTGCTTCCTATATATACATTTTACTTTTACATTTCTATTTTTTTTTTTTAAAATCTTTATAGAGTAAAACAAGGGTGGATGGGTGGAGGGGGTATAGTAGAGGTGTGAATAAGAGGTGTGAACATCGGTCAGTTAACTACTGTTAATAACTTAATTAAGAACTTAAAAAACTTAAAGTTAAGTAATAATAATTATAGAAAACGAGTTTGTATAAAAACGTTGAAAATACAAAATTATTTTCTATCTTTAGGATAAATGACTGACATCGTAAAAAAGCCGAAAAAAACTATGACGCCACAGCGTCTCGAACAATTAGCGCTGGCGAGAAAAAAAGCACTTGAGATTAGGCAGGCGGGAGCCGTAATAAAGATGGAAGCGAAGATTGCTAATATTACTCAACCCGAGCAAATTAACGAAACCGAAGAACCCGAGTTGCCTAAAAAGGAAATACAACCTCGCAAGGCGCCAGGGTTTCATGCTACACCAAGTAAAGAAATAGAAAATAAAATAATTAAAGCAGATTTTATTGAGAACCCTATAATTGAGGAATTGTTGCCAGATTTCTCTCCTCGTGTTGACGTGCAACCGCCGATGTTAAGCCGCCAAGTCAGCCTTCATATTGACGAAGAAGAACCTGAGCCAGAACCTATTAAAAAAATTAAAATTAAAAAACCAATTAAAACAAAGATAGTTATAGAACAGTCTAGCGATGATGAGGACGAGTTTCACACTAATGAACACGTTATATTTGTTAAACGAAAAAGTAAAAATGATAGCAAAGCGAAAGTAATAGCAGCATCAACGCCAGCCCCGCCATCTTCGCCCGTGCGAGGGCAGAGAGAAAATATCGTTCTTCAGCAACAGCAGCATTATGGGGTTGAAGGGGGTCCTCCTTCACAACGCCAACTACCAACTTTTCCTGCATCTAATACTATGAGCGATTTTGTTAATGCTGGGTTTACGAATTACAGAAAATATTATTAAAGCGGGGACGTCCCCGCTCGCCGTTTTTGGTTTAACCTTTTTTTAAAAGGTTAGTATATATAAATATGCATATAGTTGATGTTAAAAACCTTCAAATAGTTCCACCAAAAAACGAATCAGGTTCTTATGAAACAGCGCCCGACATGCCGAAGATGCATCAGGTCTGCGTCATTGTAGGGAAGCGTGCGGCAGGCAAGAGCGTGGCAGCAGTTAATCTTATTGAAAAGTTAGGATATGATTATAGCATTGTTGTGTCGCCTACAATGGCTAGTAATAAAGAACTATTTAAACGTTTAAAAATAGAGCATTCATTTGAAGACGCAGATGACCCAACCACAATAGACCAAATAAAAGATATCGTATTAAATGAAGCAAAAGATTACGAACGTTACCATCACGAAATGAAAGAATACAAATCTTTAATGTCTGATATAAAAAAAGGAGCAACATTAGATGATAATATGTTATTAAAATATTTTGAAAATAATACCAAT